CAACTTAGCATCAACCTCATAAAGAGCTTGATTTAAATCTAGAGCACTTTGTTCTGTTACATCTGCATAAAAGAAAATAGTATTTTCAACTACACGAACATTACCTGCTCCAGACCCTCCACTAGCGCCCGGTGTAATAAAAATTTGCTGAGGCGGTTGTGAGCTTTCTTCTTTCTCTTCATCAGTTAGTTTATATTTCCATTTCATAAAATTTAAGTTATGCTTCACAGGTGGAACAGGTCATAATAGATCTAGCTAATTCCTGCGCGGGGTTAGCTGAACGCTGATAATAAAGAGATTTAATACCTTGCTCCCAAGCAAAGATAAGAAGCTCATTTACTTCCTTCGGTTTAGCTGTAGGAGGTACCATTAGATTGAGAGACTGTCCTTGATCGATATGCTTCTGCCTTTGTGCAGCTTGAATGATAATTTCTTTTTGTGAAATCTCACCAAACGTCTTAAACACATCTTTTTCCTCACGAGTTAAGAATTCTAGATGTTGTACTGAACCTCCATGTGTGAGAATATCCTTCCAGGTTTCCTGATCGTTTTTACCTTTCTCTTTAAGTAGTTTTTCAAGATACGGGTTCTTATATGTAAACTTACCCTTAGCAAGATCCTTAACAAAATAGTTACTATTAAGAGGTTCAATCGATGGAGATACTTGACCTAAGATAAATGAACTTGAAGTAGTCGGTGCAATAGCAATTGTAGTGGTATTTCGACGATTATAACCTTCAAGTATAGGAGGTTCACCAAAGATACCAGCTAGTTCTACTGTAGCTTTATCACACTTAGTTCTAAGAGTTAAAAATACTTCACTGTTCAATAGCTTAGCTTCCATTGATTCGAAAGCAATAAATTTTGATTGAAGTAGTGAATGCCAACCAAGTACACCAACACCGACTGCACGCTGATTAATAGCGAACTTACGAGGTGCTTCCATAAATGGAACATCCTCTGTCTTATTAATAAACTCAGTCATAACTGCATCGAGGAAGTATACTAATGTTTCGATAGCATCAGTATCCTTCAGATCTTCCCAACGCTCAAGATTAATAGAAGAAAGATCACATACAAACGATTCATCATCCTGATTAGATAGGAAAATTTCAGTACATAGGTTGGAGTGATTAATCTTTAAGCCTTTATCTTTATAAACTTGCGGTGCTTGATTATTAGCATTATCTGTAAAGAAAATATAAGGGTAACCAGATTCGAAACGCTTCTTAATAACCTGACCCCAGATCTTACGCTTATCCTTATCACCTTCAGTCATGGATTTCATCCATTCATCTGTAATTGTAACACCGATAGAAAGATCTTGAACATCATTACCCTCACCCCTAATACCTAAAAACTCTTCAATGTCACCATGATCAATAGGTAGGTAAGCAGCAAACGAGCCACGTCTAACATTACCTTGAGATACGTAATTAACGAGCGAATCAAAGACAGTTAGCTGATGATGTACGCCTGTAGCAGTACCACCAGATTTAATAACTGAACCGCGAGGTCTAATTGCACCGAAGTAACCAGAAGTACCACCACCTATCTTAGACATAGCGCCAATTTCGCCAATCTTAGTAAGAATTTTATTCATGTCGTCAGGTACATAACTACCAAAGCATGAAATAGGTGCACCGCGCTCTCTACCAAAGTTACTCCAGATAGGAGTAGATAAAGAATAAAAGCCACGATGCATATAAGATTCAAACTTATCAGCAAAGCCTTCTATACCTAAATATCTCTCAGCTGCATCAGCAATATCTCTAATGCGTTGCTCTGGTGCCTCATCCTTCGTGAGGTAGTCTCTCTCTAGAAATTTTCTAGAGTCCTTGTTTAGCCAGTATATATCTTTACTCATATATCTATTTATATTGTATATTATATCTAAGTTATTCAAGTGTATCTTTATTTTCTTTTCTTTTTTTCCAAGCAAGCTTTAACTTCTCTCTTGTTGCTTCACTATGCTTTTTACCAAACATACCATTATTAGATCCCTTACTCTTTTCTTTATGCTTCTGCCTAGTTAACTCACTTATAGGATTATTTTTATGATACTCTTTCATTATCTCAGAATGCTTGTTTCTATTTTCTTCATTCCACCATGTAGCATTATGCTGTTTTATTTTCTCTAACTGTTCCTCTGTATGCCAAGAATCATATCTGCTTTTACGAGTCTCAACCATTTTTTTATAAATTTCCTTACTCCTTGTTCGTTTTTCTTGATTTTGCTTTTCAACTGTCTCTTTAGATTTAGGTTTTTTCATCTTTTGTTTTGTAAACTCAGATAATTTATACCCACCTTTATTAACAAAATTCCTACCACCATTATGTTTATTATAGAACATAATATTCTCTGCAGCATTTACTTTTGTTAAAAATCTTGTTTCATAGGTTAAAGCTTCACATGGTGTTTCAAAATGTTTTATTCTAACTATTTGAAACATATATAAGGTATCTTTATGGATTAATTCTTTAATAGTTTGTGACGAGGTTTGATATCCTCGTTCAGACATTAGATCTTCAGAATTAGCTCTCGAATTAATCTTGCACCCTGCATAATATTTTTGACTAGGTATATGCTTAATAATATAAAAATACGGTTTTCTCATATATTTATTTATACTACCCGACCTATAGAGTATACCACAATTAACCAAATAATGCATCTTCATCAAAGCATTGATTCTTTTTAGCGTACTCTACGGGCCTAGAACTGAAAAAATCGGCCATATTATTACCTAAAAGCTCTTCAGAAAACCAGATCGTTTCTTCTAACAGCTGCTTATCTACTTCGAAAACCGGTTTAAATTTAATTTGTTGAAGTGATTCGTTAATTCTATTCTTAATAAACTCTTTAAGGATAGGTGCTGAAAGTCCCGGTTCATTAATACCGTTAACCATCCAATCAACAATTTTGGCCTCTGATTTATAAGCTTCTTCTGCCTCATGCGCAATACGTTCTTCAAGCTCATCATCAAACAATTCAGGAAGCTCTTCACGAATGGTATTAATAATTTGAATGCCCACAAGAGCGTGAATATTCTCTTCATTACGCGTGTATTTTACCTGTTGGTCAGTATCTTTAAGGACGTTCTTAAATCTAGCAAACCAGTTAATAACATAGAACTGAGAGAAAAGAGAAACATTCTCAACAAAAAGAGTAAACAAGATTAGAGCATAAAGATATTGCTTTTTTGAGTCTTTATAAAACTTGTGTGTATACTTACGCAAATATTTTACTCTACCTTGTATCCACTCAAGCTTTAAGTTTTCCTCAAAGATATCTTCAAGGTCCAAAACACTTAGTAGACGCTCGTACGCGCTATTATGAATTACTTCAACGTTAGCCATTACGTAACCAAGATCTTGTAAAGAAGGATGTGGTAAATTTTCTCCTAGTTTAGCCCAAAACGTTTTAACAGCGACCTCAATTTGACCAATAGCAGATAGTGTGCGTACAATAATCTCACGCTCTTGATCTGTTAAATCTACCTTAAATTGTTGTATATCAGATTTAAAACTAAACTCTTTATCAGTCCAAAACCCGTTATGCATCGCCTCGATGAATTTATCCGTCCATGGATATCTGTTTGGCTTGCGACTTATCTGCTCCTCAAAAATACTATACTCCCTCGACATAGAGATATTTAATTTAATAGGTTAGAATGTCTATTAAAGTGGTTGAGTTTTTTTCAATCCACCTGTTGGTAAAGAATAGAACTTTATCGAGGAGTGATCTCCACGCTTTACCGTAACATACATTTCATTCTCCATACATATAGGTTGAGAGATTATCTGACCCTCTACACTTATAACTTTATATAATTGTCCTGTTGATGCGTCAAATAATTTTACTGTGTTGTTACTTCCGATTTGTGGTATAAATTTCTTAGTCATAGTGTTAAGTTTCTAATATTATTTATCAAAACAGCTACGTCTGGGTCGGATTTATGAGTAGCAAAGTTTAAAGCTGCTTTCTTTGTTACGTCTTTTCTTACACCGTAGTAATTCAAGATATCTTTTACATCTTGACTGTCTGGACCGGGTAGATCTTCATCAATTACGCTTAAAATATTACGTATTTCCTGTACGCTGTAGCCACGCTCGATATATGATTTTACTTTCTTTGTTACAAAATATTTTTTTAAGGAGTCGAT